ATAGAAGTTAGTACAAGAAAAGATTTAAATGATGTAGAACATAAAAAGATTGTTGAGATAATTAAAACTCTCAAAAAAGAAACTATAGATTTTGATTGGTTAGTAGATACAACTGAAAAGTTTGTCAAAGATAAAGCAATCTATAATGCAATCGTAGAGGGTGTTGGTATTATAGATGGTAAGTCTAAAGATAAAACACCAGAAGCAATTCCTAGTATTTTAACTGAGGCACTTTCAGTTTCATTTGATAATTCTGTTGGACATGATTATCTAGAAGATTCTGAAGCTAGATTTGATTACTATCATCACAAAGAAGAAAGGATTCCTTTTGACTTAGAATTCTTTAACAAGATTACTAAAGGTGGACTTCCACCAAAGACTTTGAATATTGCACTTGCTGGAACAGGTGTTGGTAAATCATTATTCATGTGTCATCAAGCTGCAAATTGTTTATCACAAGGAAAGAATGTGTTGTATATTTCGTTAGAGATGGCAGAAGAAAGAATCGCAGAAAGAATAGATGCTAATATGATGAATATTAGTATTCCAGATTTACATGATTTACCTAAGAAAATGTTTGATGATAAGATTACAAGATTGCAAAAGAAAGCAAAAGGTAAATTAATCATTAAAGAATATCCTACTGCATCTGCTCATAGTGGACACTTTAGAGGATTACTCAAAGAACTTGCAGTTAAGAAATCTTTTAAACCAGATATTATCTTTATTGATTATCTAAACATTTGTGCATCAAGTAGATTCAAAGCAGGAAGTTCTATGAACTCTTACACTATCATCAAGTCTATCGCAGAAGAACTTCGTGGACTTGCAGTAGAAACTAATGTTCCTATTATGTCGGCAACTCAAACAACTAGAAGTGGTTTCTCTAATACAGATGTTGGACTTGAAGATACCTCAGAAAGTTTTGGACTACCAGCAACTGCTGACTTGATGTTTGCATTGATATCTACAGAGGAACTAGAAGAACTCAATCAAATCTGTGTTAAACAGTTGAAAAATAGATATAATGACCCTACCATGAACAAGAGATTCATTATAGGGATTGATAGAAACAAGATGAAACTGTTTGATGTAGAACTCAAAGCACAAGATGAACTTGTAGACCATGGCCAAAGTGAAGTTCCTGTCGCTGATAATGGACAAGGGTTCGGTAAGGGAGAGGAAAAAGACCTATACGACAAGTTCTCTAAGTTAAAAGTTTGATAAATAACACATATAACTATATTTAAATGGAGAAATTGAATGTCGCTAAGACGCTCTATGGAGCAGTTAAGACCTGCTCGTACTCAAAAAGTAGACTTATTAGAAAAATCACAGATTCTTTTACAAGAAGCTAAAGGTTTAGATATTGGCGAATTACAAAAGATTCGTGGTGGTAAACCTAGATTTTATACTTTAGTAGATGTTATCAATAACGGCACTAAGGTAGATACTACACAAGGTAAAACATCTTTAAAATGGGCAAATAAATCAGATAGACTTTCATTTGAAGGTGGTGATATGATATCAGCATTTACTGTTGGGAGAAGATATAAACCTGTATTCGTTACTTCAAAAGGTACAATAATTAAACTAAATGATATTTTAAAAACAGATATATTTGGTGGTGGAAAAGGTTCTGGTGGTGGAACTAAAAATACAGCAACAACAGAGTGTGCTCAATGTGTCTATGCAGCTGCTATATTCGGTGGAGAAAAACTAAAAGTTGGTGATGCATTAGATGAAAGTTTATATGGAAGTTATTCTGATAAATTTGAAATTGATGTAGCATTAGATAAAATAGCAAAAGACATGACAGATGATTGGGTGGAATCTTCTATCCTGATTGCAAATCAAATGAAAAAAGATTTAAAAGGAACAAAGTATACATTTCATAGAGGTTCACCTTTTGTAGATGAGATAGAAAATAAATTTAAAGAATTAAACAAAGCATCAAAACCAAAATTATTTTCTAACCTTAATAAATGGAGCCCAGCAGATATCTATGCTGTAAAAGATAGTGCAAAATTTGATTTTTCTCAGTATGCAACTTTAGGTGCGTTTACTAATGAACTAAAAGAATTTTATGATAATAAAACATTAGTTGGCATATCTTTAAAAAAGGTAAGTGGCACAGTAAGTAAAGTAGAAAATAATACAACTGGCTTTATTCGTTTACCAGTAAAGTATGCTGGATTTCAAAAAATAAAGAATGTTTTTAGTTCAAAAGATATGTATGTTTTTTTAGGTAAAGAGAAGATAAAAATGCAACTAAGAACTTTTGATGAGGGTAAAGGTTGGCAGGGAGAAATTAAAGGAAAGGGTGCATCTGCCGGTAAAATAGGTGGTGGTATATTAGAATCAATTGCAATTAGAAATAGCACACTAACAAAGTTCCCATATACAAATAGTCAGTTATTAACATTAGCTAAAAAACCAACACCAATTTTTTTAAATGAATTATATGAATTACATCTTTCATGTGGTGGTACAGAAGATAAAGATACTTTTATAAAAAAAGCAGGAGCAAAAGGAAAAATAGGTTTAGTGTCATCATTTGATTGGAGATTCTCAAAATATTTAAGTATGTTTTATGTCGCACATTTAGAATCAAATAAAAATTCTGCGAATAAAATATGTGATAACATAGCATCATATTCAATGTCTTTATCAACTGAATCAGCTCCACATGTGGTATATAAATAATGAACAATCTTGCAGAACAATTATTGTTTGAAGATAAAGGTGGAAAGAACCTTCATCTAGAACACATAGAAGATGAGATACTAAACTATGGTATTGATGGTGGTCGTGCATCTATAAACTTTGTTCGTTCACTAAGAGATATGTTTGCTGGTGCAACTCGTTCATCTATTAATATGACAGTTAAATGGGATGGTGCTCCTGCTATCTTCGCTGGTATTGACCCAGAAGATGGTAAGTTTTTTGTAGGAAAGAAATCTGTATTTAATGTAGAACCACAACTCTATAAAACAAACGCAGACATAGACAAGTATACATCTGGTGATTTAAACGCAAAATTTAAAGTTGCCTTATCAGAGTTTCCAAAATTAGGTATTAAAGGAGTTTTACAAGGTGACTTAATGTTTACAAATGATGTATCTACTGATAATATAGATGGAGAAAAGGTTTATACATTCCAACCAAACACAATTGTATATGCAGTACCTGTTGATTCAGATTTTGGAAGACAGATTAAAAAAGCAAAGATTGGTGTGGTTTGGCACACAACATATACAGGAAAAGATTTACAAAGTATGAAAGCTTCATTTGGAGTAAACATATCAGGTCTTAAAAATGTATCTAATGTGTGGATGGATGACGCTACATTTAAAGATGTATCTGGTAGTGCAACATTTACACAATCAGAAACAGATGCAATCACTAAAGAGTTATCTATTGCTGGTAGTACATTCCAGACAATTAACTCACCTATGTTAACTAAGTTTTTAAATTTACAAAACAGTTTTACAGGTGCATTACTTGGTGCATCACTAAAGACATATAACAATATTAATGTCAGACAAGGTAAACCAATTACAAATCCTAATGCACATGCAATAGGTTATGTTAAACATGTAGAAATGAAGTTACAAGAAATGATTGACAAATCAAAAAGTCCTAAAGGAAAAGATAAATATAAGAACTTACAGAAAGAATATAAAAGAGAAATGTTAAAACATGTTAAAAATTTAACACAAATAATTACATTTCAAAATGCGATTGTCAATGCTAAAATGTTAGTGGTTAAAAAATTAAATCGCATTAGAAGTATTGGAACATTTATTAAAACAAGTAATGGATTTCAAGTATCAAATCCAGAAGGATATGTCGCAATAGATAGAGTAAGTGGAAATGCAGTTAAACTAGTAGACCGAATGGAGTTTAGTTTTAATAACTTTACTGCCATCAAGGCATGGGATAAGTAGATGAAAACATTTAAAGAGTTTAGAACAGTAACAGGTAAGGGCATCAAATACGACAATAAGAAACAAGGTTGGTTTGATGATAAAGGTAAAAGATTTTATCTAAGTAAAGGTGATGCCATAAAACTAATGACAAGAGATATAAAAAGAAAACAAAGAACTGGTGATTGGGTTACACCAATGGATTTATCAAAACTATGAAAAAATTTATAGACATAGCAGAGGCACCTAAAACAGTTGCAATGACTTATGGTAGATTCAATCCACCAACGATTGGTCATGAGAAGTTAATTACTAAACTTTCGACTGTTCGTGCAGATGATTATAAAGTGTATGCTTCACATTCACAGAATCCTAAAAGAGACCCACTTCAATATGCAAAGAAAATTGCATACATGAAAAAGTCATTTCCTAAACACAAAAAAAATATTGTAGTATCAGAAGCAAGAACTATCTTTGATATACTAACAGAGTTAAATAAAACATATCAAAATATAGTAATAGTTGCTGGTTCTGATAGAGTAACAGAATTTAAAACATTGTCAAATAAATATAATGGTGTTGAATCAAAACATGGATATTATAAGTTTGATAACATACAAGTAATTAGTGCTGGAGAAAGAGACCCAGATGCTGAAGGTGCAACAGGAATGTCTGCATCTAAAATGAGAGCTGCCGCTCAAGATAATGATTTTGATTCTTTCAAACAAGGAACACCATTACCTGATGCACAAGCAAAAAAATTATACTTTGATGTTCGTAAGTCTATGGGTATCAGAGAAGAATTAGATATGAATGACCCAGAAGTATTAAGAGATTTATATTTGTCAGAACAGATTTGGAATGTTGGTGAACTAGTTACAGCAGATGATAAACCATATGAGATTATTCGTAAGGGTACAAACTATGTAACTGTTATAGATGAAACTTATAAGACATATAAGTTTTGGTTACACGAAATTTCTATGTATGAAATGAGTGGAACTGCTCTAAAGAAAATATCACAAGACTTTAAAGATAAAAGTAAAGATATTACACATGGAAGACAGTTTGCATTTTTAGCAGGATTAATGAAAAATATTAATCACAGACGACTAGCAAAAGATTTAAAAAGTTTTTTAACTAGAAATAGAGAAATAAAAAGTGATATTATAAAAGTATTATCCAAACATCTACAACCATATGAAGTTAAAGCTCTTACAGAAAAGAAAGCAGAAGACGAAGCACCTAAGAAAACAAAACAAGACAAAGATATTAAAGATAGAGAAGGTACACAACCTGCTAAGTATTATGCAAAAGATACTGAGGGTGATGCCATGGCAAAATCTACTAAACAAGCAAGAGCAAGACACTTTGCAAAGTATGGTAAGAAAGACCCAGATTCAGATGCTGCTTATAAACCTGCTCCAGGCGATAAAGGTGGAACAACTAAACCATCAAAACATACTAAGAAATTTAAACAGATGTTTGGTGAAGAACCTAGAGTTCCTAGAAAGAAAGGACAACCAGCAAAGAGTGATAAACATTCAGACTTATATACAGATGAAGACCCAAGAGGAACAATACATGGTTTAGGATTTAAAGATGTTGAAACTGCAAAGGCAAGTGTTTCTAAAATTGAAAGGTCAGACAGAACACATGCACACAAAATACAGGCTGCCGTTGCAATGGAACAAAGAGCAAAAGAAATGGGTAAGAAAGCAGAAGCATCAATCTATCGCACCTATATTAACAAGATGAAAGAAAAGACTAAGAAAATGAATGAAGGTCTTTGGGATAACATTAGAAAGAAAAAAGAAAGAATCAAAAGAGGTTCTGGTGAAAAAATGAGAAAGAAAGGTGAAAAGGGTGCTCCAACATCTGCACAAATGAAAAGGGCACAAGAAGAAGCACCAGATACAACAGATGCAATGAAAAGATATAAATCTGGTAAAGCAGGATTTACTGATATTGCACACCTAAAAGCAAAAGGATTAATTAAAAGAGCAGATGGTACAAAAAGAAAGTCAGACAAATATGAAATGACAGAGGAGTTTAAATTTTACCCAGATGATTTAAAAGATTTTATCAAGATACCAGATTTTCCTAGAGATGATATGCAAAGAGAAATGGGAATTATTAGAAAGTTTATATCAACAAGAACAGATAAAGATGAGGAAAGTGTTGCAAACAATGATAGAGATTCGTTCTATTCAATTAAACAATATTTGAAAAAAATGAAAGTAGAATTTCATGAAAATGAATTAAGAGATATTGTTCAACAAGCAGTACCTACAATTAGACATTTTAAAAACAAGTTTAATCGTAAAAGACCTTTTGAAATAGATGGTAATCTAGATGTGTTAGGAAGTACAACAAATAAAACTAGGTCATATCCTAGTGGTCATTCTACTCAGGCAATGATTGTTGCGTTATATGTGGCACAAAAATTCCCAGAACATAAAGATGGTCTTATGGAAGCTGCAAAGGAAGTTGGTATTGGTAGAGTAAAAGCAGGATTTCATTTCTTGTCAGACCATGTTGCTGGTCAAATGTTAGGAACAAAGATGTTTGAACAAATGAATAAAGGAGATTATGGTGATTCTTTAAGGGAATATTATCTATTAGGAACACCAGAATATGATGAGTATTTAAGAAAGTTAACGCCAGGCGAAAAGGTAAAAGAAAATATTAATGAATGGGGTGAAATAGATGAAGATGC